TGTCTGGTCTTGTATAGCTTCGTTTAATATTCCAAATCTTTGATTATTTAATGCAGAATTAGGATTAAAAAAGTCCTCAGACATCTGATTAAATCTAGTAGCTTGGTCTCCAAATTTTTCAGAGTAGTCTTCAAACTCTCCTACTTTTCTATCTTGTAGAAAATCTTTTCTTTTCTCACCAGAGCTCTCTATACCTAGAAGATTGTTTATGCTAAAATCTTTAAAAATGCTCATATTAATTCTCCTTTAGCTTATAGGTAGCCGCATCAGAGCTTACCCATCCATTTTTTCCTTTAAACTCTAAAAAATAATTATCTGTATTACCATCTCTTTCTATTCTAAAAGAGCCTTCAGGTTCTTCCAAAGCTTTATTATCTTGTTCAGAAACTACTGATAATATTTGATTTATTTCACGATAAATATTTTCTAATATACTATTTAATTCTTTTATGTCAAGTTCTTTTAATTGTCTACTTTTTATAGCCATTACTTTGCCTTTGGTTTCCTATAAATTATACCTATACTATCAACTGCTGTATTCCCATCTGCTCTAACAGCTACTTTAATTCTTTTACCTTTTTTAGTTGCTATTTTTTCATTTGTATCAACACCAAGGCCTACTAAAGCATCATCTACTTTATATTCTAATACGGGAGTACCATTTTGAGATACAGCTCTAAGTTTATAAAATCTTTTATCAAGAGTAGGAAATCCCATTACAAAGTTTTTTGATATCCAATGCCATGCTTTTCTATAGTTACTTGCTCCTAACTGAAATAAACCATGCTTATTTATGTAAAAAATTCCTCCATTATAGTCTCTGCAAGTAGCATATGTAGACTTGCCTAGCTTTGCATCATCAACATTGTCTGTTAGCACCCAATAATCCCACCTTTGTTTTTCAATATGGTATGCCCATACAGCAGCTTGGTAACTGCTTTCTGTTAACTGACCGTCATTTACATCGCTTCCAGTTAATGTAGTATATTGTCTTTTAGGTTTATGAAAAACACAAAAACACTTACTTAAAGCATCAAATTCTACATGTACACTATCAGCTATATCATGTCTATTTCTATAAGAAGAATCCATACCTTGTTCTATAGGTAATCCTATATTTTGTATTCTTGCTCCTTGATATAACCAAATACTCTTTTTGTCAGCCCAAAACATTCCATAATCAGAACTCACAATAGCAGAGTTAGATAGACATCCAGCTTGTAAAAATGTTTCTTCTATTACCAAGGTTCTAGGGTTTATTAAGTATGTTGTAGAGTCACTAAATGCAAATAGCTTTCCGTTGTAATAACTTAAAGCAGAAGGGTACTCAGGTAATTCTACAAAATCAGAACTCCAATCAAAGACAGAGTACTTACCCGGCTTTGACCTAAATATATAATTAGTTGCTTCATCTAGTGACTGATGCCAAGCTTGACTTACAAATAGATATCCATCTCCTTCTGCAGACAAGCCATAATGAGGCATTGTATTCTCAAGCAACTCTGACACACCAGTTCTTGTTTCATATGTTTCACCAGTTTTACCAAGGTCAACAATAGTACATGTCCATTTATCATCAACGCTTCCATCTTCTACCCATCTTACATCATCTAATGAAATTTGTTCTACTAACTGATAAAATGCTTTTGCAAATGGAACATCTGTTCTGTTCTTAGACCTGTAAATATTTATATGAGATACTCTTTTTGATATATTTTTAATATCGTTTATTACAATTTTAACATTTAAACTATCTTTATTAGTTTGAACTGTCCATCCACTATTAGAATCTACACTAGAGCCTAAGCTAGAAGATAATGGAGATTCTTGATGTCCGTCATATACTAAAGAAAAACTATAATATAAATAGTCTGGGCCTAAAGCTTCTTTATTAGTTTCATTATAATCTAAACTTCCATTAGGAGCTACTTTCCACCAACCTATAAAATCAGACTGACCCGGACTTACAGGAGCGCTTATTCTAGCATTGCTATCAGCAGGAGCACCATTTCCAACATTATCAAATCCAGTTACTTCTAAAAATGGTTGTTGAGCTTGAAATCCTACTGTGCTACTTACAGGAGTAACTCCTCCATTTAAGTTTATTGGGTATAGTAAAGACCACTCACTTTTTCTTTGATTTATAACAAAATGTTTCATGCCGTTATTAAATGTAGCTGCTTTAGTAGGAGTGTAATCCCACATCTTAGTCTCCTGAGATTGGTCGTATTGAATCTTTGCTTTAAAATCTTCTGTCCTTTCATGTGGTAATACAAACAATCTTACATCACCTGCTTTACCTCCAAAAGCTTGTTCCCAATGACTCCAAACTGTACTACTTTCTGCTGTTAGAGTACCAGCATTTGCATAAGTAGCAGCTAATACATCTGTATATCTATCACTGCTTCTTGTAGTCCTGTCTCTATATGCTATTTTTGCTCCATCTTTTCCAGCATTTAATGCTGCTTGTACATAATTTATTCTTGGATGTTGAACAAGACCTACAGATAGCTTGTTACTATTAAACAAACCCGGCATATGTTCACTTGCAGATTTACCTGCATGAGATGAACTTGCAAAACTATCTAATTGTTTATGAAAAGGATTTTTATAGAAAAATGTATCTTTTACCCAGCCATTAGCACCATTACCTGTTTGTAATGAATCTGCAGCATATAAAGTAGTTATATCATGAGTAATAGAAGTTCCATCTTCTAAAAATGTCTGCAAATATGATTTACTAGTATTTGTATCTCTATGATACATAATTCTAACTACATCACTTGGTTTACCATTATCCATTACCAAGCTTCTTTCTTCTGTATTATAGTATTTTGCACCATAATCAAAATCTTCTTGAGTAGCAGCATCAGCTGAGTTATATCCGTTTTTCAATGTATCTATAGCTAATGGTATAATTAATGGTTTCTTTGAAAAACCAGTAGCGTTACCATCTACAATGTTAAAAGAAACAACTTGAGAAGCTGGTAATCCAGCTAATTCAACTTTCTTTGGTGTTCCTGAATTTCCTCCACTTAAGATTAACCTATCTCTAGATGAGTTAGCTCCAGTATTAAATTCTCCTCCTAAAAAGCTGTCAGAGTAATAAGCACTACTACTAATTAATTCTGCATACAAAACACTTTCGTTCTGCAAGTGACCTTTTCTTTTATTAATAACACTATCGCCATATCTGCTTTTATCAGAAGAAGCGTATACACAAGTTACACCTACTCTAGTAGCTTCTCCTATATCTGTTAATCCAAACCTAAATGTTTGCAAAACTCCAGCTTCTTTATTGTCAATTTTTACTCCTAATCCACCTTTTTGAACTAATATTCCTGAACCATTATTATTTGTATAAATTGGTGCTGTTTCAAATACATTAGTTGTGTTTGGGTTACTAGAATCTGCAGTAGCTTCTTGAGGATGCCCTCCTTCTGTTATATCATAATCTCCTCTAATTACAGCATTGTGTATAACAGTTTGTGGCCTTACTGTTGTAGGAGGTATATTTACTTGATTTATTTTATAAAACTTATCTAAGGCAGGGCTTTTATTTTCCATTAATAATCTGCCATTATTATCAAGCTGAGCAGTCATACCCGTAGGATGAGCAGGATTTGCTAAATCAACAGCCCAAAGCCATTGACTATCATCAGTATGACCTACTATTGGAGGCTCCCATGTATTATTAGGGTCATCATCGTATTTCGTATAGTCATTATCTTTGTTAAAAATCCAACTAGCTTGTATAAATATTTTACCATTACCACCATTATTAGTATTAAACCTAGCATCTGTAGGTGTAACCATAATATCTGTATACGAAGCACCACTGCAAGGCACTCCTGATTTAGTTTTCTTTTGAGCAATACCTTTTAAAGTATCTGGTAATGCGTAAGGCCAATTACTATTATATTTATCAAATGAAGCTATTGTAGGGCTATCAGTATCTCCTGAGTCTTCTGCTCCTGTAAACTTATAACAATGGACTAAGCCACTACCAACATCATCAAGAACAAATAAATGAGGGCCATCTGTAGCTATTGCAACAGGAGAAACAAGCTGAGTATCTTCTACTCCATACTTTATATAGCTAGTTACTGAATAGGTAGGGCCAAAAGCACCTGTACTAGTCCTAAATAAATATAAATCTGGCTTTCCTATAATAAACCCAGCAAGGTAGTCCTGAGTCCAAGCACCAGAACTGCCACCCTTTTGATTACTAGCATTATACCAGTTTGCTACATCTAAAACAACCATATCAGACAAAACAGGAACATCAGCAGGTATTTTTAATTCTGCATCTTCTATTACCATTCTATCTTTTACTAACTCTTTATTCCATTGTTTATATTGCTGCATACCAACCCATTTAGGAGGAGTAGCTTTGCTATCTCCTAATCCAATGCTTACACTTTTACTGTTTATTTGAGCAAAATCAGCATGTCTTGAGTTTTGCGATACTACACCTATCCTATTATCTTTTTTAGCTCCTGTGGGTATATTATCAGGGTCTATTGGTAGTTTTTTATCAATATCATGTTGGACACTTAGTGTTCCATTCCAAAACTTTATTAAATGAGAGCCATCTTTTGTTTTTAAGCAAAACATATCTGACGCTATTGACCCATTAGCAAAATAACTAAATACTATTTTTTCACCAAGCTTAAAAGGAGCAAAAGAGCCCCAAGCTAATGAAATGCCATATCCTATATCATCTGATTGATTTATATCTTCAGCTGGGGTAATTAAATTGCCATATGCAGTATCAATGCCTTCTACAATTTTTTTGACTTTATATTTTAAATTTGAATTAGTAACTGAGGTAATAGTAAGTGTTACATCTCCAGCTGGTGAAGCACCACCTAAAGCTGTGCCAAGTACTTTTATAGTATCTCCAATTTTATAACCAGTACCTGCTGTATGCACACTATTAGCACCACCTCCATCATACTTAGAATGATGAACTTCAAGATTTAATTTTAAACCACTTCCAGAGCCACTAACTGTAGTTGTAGCTAAATTAGTATAAGTACCATTTGTTAAACCAGTTACATCAGTAGTAACCATAAAGTCTAAATCTGTTACCAAGCCACTAGTTAATTCATCTATAACTATGTTATACTCAGTGTCTTTTTCACCATTAAATTGGCCAGAGAGTCTTAAAAAAGAACTTTTATTAGAGATGCTAGTAATACCAGCATCTTGCACTCCCTGCCATTGATTTGGTGTGTTGCTAGCTAATGCCATTTAGGGCCTCGTCCATCCATCTGTTCCACCATCGCCAGAATTACCATCACCAGAGTTGTCAGTATTGCCTCCAGTATCTACTATTACTATATTGTATAAAGATTGTCCAGCATATGGAAAACTATTTGTTTGAAAGTTTCCATTATCAAATCTTACTCTATTTGAAATGTTACTATCTATTTCAGAAAAAGCCCAATGCCCATTAGAGTTTGCAGTTACTAACAAGGGGACTTGTTTATTCCCTTCTTTAACTCCATCATCTACAGCAAAAGGCTCTAAAGCTTGATAGGTATTCCAATTTGTATTATTAAAAGATAATGTTTTTGTATTTACAGCACCACCACCATCTGGTTTATGTGCTTTTAATACAGTTGTATCTTGCGATGCAAATGTTATATCTATAGTAGAGCTATCATTTTCAAAGTTAGGATTACTTGTTAATTTGATTTCAATTTTAGCTCCACCTTGCAATCCTTTAGGGGTTTGCGTATCAAAACTAGAATTTTTAACTATAAATCCATCTATAATATTGCTTACATAATTAAAGTTTCTGCTAAAATCTAAATCTGTAACATTCCAATTAGCTTCAGTTGATTGTGCAGTTACATCTATTTGTATTGCTTGAGAAGCTGCAACAGTAACATTTTGCGGCCTAAGATAAACTAATTGAGGTGTTTGGTAGTTAGAAGGCGTAAAAGTTAAATCTACATACTCACCCTCGTTAGGAGCTATTGCTCCAGTGGATGTTGTATGGACTTTTAAATAAGTAGATATATTAGCATAATCATCAATAGCTACTCTTACTACAACATTAGAAGTTGGAGCAGTCCCATGTAACGTTACTTCTCCTCTTACAATAAGGTTTTGATATATTTCATTTGTAAACTCTTGTTGTGTATTATACGTCCATCTTATATCAATTTCTCTTTGAACTTGAGGTGTAGCAGGTGGGTCTATAAATTGAAACTGAGTACTAAAAGTAGCAGTGTCTATCATAACATCGTCCCATCTACCCTGCAATCTTCCTTGTGTACTGTTAGGGTCAATATCTTGAGAATAAGTAGCTGCATCAATTTTTATATCATTGTCATCAGCAGCTGTAACTATTCCTAAGTTAAATGCTTTTACCTCCCTAACAGCTTTAGGCATCTTCTTTGTCTTTCTGTATTTGCAATAACTTTGCTGTTATATAAACGGCTAAATCCAACGCTTCCTCCAAAGATTCTTGTACCCAGTCCCTGCCATCATTTACATCAAGCTCTTCTGGATACTCTTTCTTTCCATGTTCTAATCTTTCTTTAATAGCTTCTATTATTTCCTTGTTCAAATTAACTCTCCCCACAGAGAGGCACGACCATTAATTATCTGTATTATATGCACAGTAAAGTAACCATTATCAAAGTAATCTACTACTGCAAATGCATGTTGCCAGTTATGTTTTCTATTCATAAGCCAATCATTTGATTTAGAATCTAACTTCTTTAAACATCCTATTGACCAAGCACTCTTGACACCATCCAAGTGGGTAACTGAAGATTGCTGAATATCATGGTGATGGCCGTACATAACATTTGAACCAAGACGGATAAGATGATTGCGGGTGTGGTTGATACCAGCAAAATGATTTCCATGATAGTAAAACAACTTACCGATTTTGAGATACTTTCCCACAGGATAGTATTTGTATCCTCGTCCCTGTAATACGGCATCTTTAAAGTTGTATCCATGACAGTACGGGTTTTCTTGTTGAAACCTGTTGAGCCAGTCATCGTGATTTCCTTCACAGAAGTACTTCTCTGTGCAATTAGCCTTATCCAATGCTTCATCTATTCTGTCTATCCCCTTGTTTACTTGTTTTATTTCCTTATCTACAAAAGGTAACTGATACTCTAATGGTGGTCTTTTCTTCTTTTTCCACTGCCAGCTACTGACGGAAAACCACTCACCCACATCACCGAGGTCTACATAGAAATCAGGTTTAACTATTTCAATTGCTTTATTAAGGCATGCAATAGCACCTTTATCTTCAAGTGGAAAATGCTTATCTGGTGTAATAATTCCACGCTTTACTACACCTTTATCTAATTTGGTAGTTGCTCCCAAAGTTCCTCCCAATTACTAACGTCTATTAATAACTTTTTCGCCTTCTGGAGATGTTTCTCCGTTGTGCGCTTTGTAAACCTTAATAGAAAGGCATGACAGTAATCACATTCCCACATTAGAGCTCCTTCGTATGCACCAAGTATCTCTACACTATGTATACTACTGCATTCGCAATAGGGACACTTTTCAGGTCTTTTTCTGAATGTCTTGCTACCTCTTATGTCAAACTTATCTATTATTTTTGACACTATTTACCCTTGAATACACCTTCTAGTAAATCAGTAACAATATCAACTACTTTTTCAAAAAAGATTTGTTCTTTTTCTTCAGACACAAAAGGTATGTCAATTTTTTCATTGATTTTAGTAGCTATTTTGTCAGCAAACTCATCACTACCAAGCCAATTAATAGCTTCACCTTTCATCTTATCTGCTTGTTCTTCAGCTAAATCCATTAGCATTTTTTTAAAGTCCATTCTCATTCTCCTTTATTTTCTTTGTTTTCAAGTACAAATAGTATATTTGTACTGCAAACATTGTACACATTAGTATACCAGACAGCACATCTGTCCAATATATTAAGCCCAATCCTGTCGTTTGTGCGGTTACTCTTAGACTATCCACGCTTACCTACCTTTTTCGCCTTGCTCTTAGCAGCAGCTTTTTTTACCGATGCAGAACCACACTTACAATTCCATTTTCTAAGTGCTTTATTTATTCTTGAGTTAGGGTCTCTAGCTGTTTTAGCACTAGTCAATCTTTTTTTCATACCACACATTCTAGCACAAAAACTAGCTCTTCTAGCTTTCGCTTTGCCCTTTGGATTTTTTTTAGTGACTGGTGCTTTTAGATTACTGCCTTCTCTTTTAGCAGATGCTCTACCTTTAGCATTCAGACCACCACTGGGTGACTTACCTTCCTTGCGTTGCCATGCTGGTGATTTAGCCATATCCTACCCTAATGTTTTCCGTTTACCCTAGATAAACTTCCTTTTATTTCCGAAACTTGATTATCAAGGTCATTAATTTCCTTCGTAATCGAATCAAATTTTCTGTCCAGCTTGTCGTCACTCTGATTCCAGCGGTTAATAAGCTTAATAACCATACCTTCCATGTTCTCAAGTGTTTCACTCTGACCTCTATTTTCTGTTTTTAGGTCTTGCAAAGCTTCTGCCTGCTCCAACCCTCTTTTGTTCATAGAGAAGACCATATACACTAACAAAGCCCCTACGACACCTATCATACCCGCTTCTGAATAAACTGCTAGAAATTCGTCCATCCTTACCTCCTATTTGCGCTTCTTTTTTCTCCAGCTTAGTGGATTTAGATTCAACTCTTTCTGATACCACTGTAATTCCTTCTCTAAACTTAATATTTTTTGCTCTTCTTCTGCTATGTGTTTTTCTACAAGTTCTGTAATTGTAGTGTTAGCTTCTGATACTCTTCGCTCAAGGTTGTCAATTCTGTTGATAACCTGATAGTACGAATAAACAAGTCCAACGAGAGCCACAGACATTTGAACAAGCCACTTAATATTAATAGATATAACAGCGTTGTCATCGACCATAGCTCCACGATAGCTCCTTGCCGTTTTAGGTTTGGCATTACTCATACCTCCCAACCAGCAACGCTCCACCCACTATCACAACTACCAAGCAATACTAAACCACCAAGGATTACTGTGATAAAGGCTATAACCTTAATTACATCTTTAATATCTTCACTCATCATCTTCTTCAGGAACATCTTCAATGTATCCGACATATTTTCTAAAAGCAGCAGCATCTTCCTCAGATATATCTGTAAGATATACATACGAAAAATCTTCTGCATACTCACCTATCTTATAATGCTTACTAGAATTAATTTTAGGGTCAATTATTCTTAACCCTATATCGTTATACTCACCAATAATTGTTTGAAATTTCATTATCATAATCCAACCCTATCTACTTCCCATATTGAGGTTGCTTGCCAATGTATAGTCCCACTAGGGTCACTACTTGCATCAATATATATTGCAATGTGTTCCCCAGAAACAACAGTAGGATTCATTGATGTAATTGTTTGAGCACCATAATTTGAAAACTGATTAAACGACATTGTACCCTCTGCTTGCTGAGTAAATGAAGTATTATTGTTAGATGCTTTATAAACTCTTACTGTAAGTGTATAATTACCCATTGTTTGAAATTGCATTGGTCTAATCATTATTTTTTTAAGTTGCATAGTATCAGCAACTAAAAACGAACTATTTGAACTAAGTGTAGTTGTTGTTTCGTTGCCAGTGTTCCAAGGTAAATAATGAGTACTAGTGCCTATATCATCATAAAAGTTGTGGCAAAAATGCATATAAGCTTTATTTAAACCAGTAGATGCACCTACTGTTGATGGAGCTGCCCAAGTTATACCAGTGCTTGCAGATACATATTGAAGTAAATATCCAGATGAACCATTAGCAATTGGATTTAACTTATTAGCATCAATAGAGTCGTTTGCTATCTTAGCACTAGTAACTGCACTGTTTGCAATATTGTTAGTCCCTACTGCATTATCTGCGAGCTTACCACTATTGATTCCTTCATCTGCTATAGCTTCACCACTAACTGCAAAATCAGCAATTTTAGCACTAGTAACAGCATCATTGGCTATCTTAGCAGTTGTAACTGCTGAACCGTTTATTTTTGCAGTAGTAACTGCATTACTTGATATATGATTATCTAATATTGCATTATCTGCAAGTTTATTGTTATCAATAGCCTCATCAGCTATTTTACCATTAGTGACTGCATCATTAGCTATATTGCTAGTACCAACTGTACTAAGTGTAGACAATGAACCTAAACCTAAATTTGTTCTTGCACCAGATGCAGTGCTTGAGCCCGTACCTCCATTTGCAACAGATAAATCAGTTCCACTCCAATCGCCATTGTTAACAGTATTAGTCTTTGTTACCCAAGTAAGACCTTCTGTTGTAGGGCTTAGTGACAATACTTGCCCTACTGTGCCAGTATTTGATGTATCAAGTTGCTCTAATCTAACAGAGTCATTAGCCATTTTAGCTTGAGTAACAGATTCATTGTTTATTTTATCTGTAGTAACAGCGCTATTAGTAATGTTATTAGTAACAACGCTGTTACTTGTATTAGTTAAGATTTTCTTCCAACTAGCCATTCTTAGCTATTTCTTTCTCTATAGAAGCTTCAATCTTATTTAAAACCTTTGCAAACGCAGGAGCATCTTCTCCTTTAATTGTAGCATTTTTTATACTCATTAATATTATTTGCAAAGATTGCATGTCTAATTCAACTCTCAAAATATCTCCTTTTTGCTGTTTATTTGACATTAACTATATACGTAGAAGTTACCATTATCAGTATTGATAAACATAGCTCCAGCAGTATTTATTGAACCACTGCTACCAGTACTTGCTCTTTCAATAAGAGCCATTCTTCCTGTGTAACCTGTAGTATCATTATCATGACTTGCCTGTACTCTACCTGTCCATTCTTTAGCGCTTTCATCCCAGTTAATAAATACATTAGTTCTACTACCACGCTCTACTTCTACACCAGCATCTTCTGTAGGTGTAGATGCAGCATTATTGTTTAATACAATAATATTGTCATTGACTGTAACTGTTTCAGTATTAACTGTAGTTGAAGTTCCGCTTACTGTTAAGTTTCCACTTATAACAACATTATTACTAAAGCTTTTATTACCAGCTATAGTTTGAGTGCCACTTGTTTTAACAACAGTAGAATCAAGAGAAATTGTAACATCTGACCCTGAGTGAGCTAAACTAACACCACCACTACCATATAGTTCTAAATTGCTTGTTGTACCTAAAGTAGAGTTAGCAGTACCATCTCCATTTGTATCAAACTTAATAGTTCTAAAAGTATTAGTATTACTATCAGTCCAAGGAACATTAACTACTGCTTGTCCATCAGAGTTTGTTTGAATAGCATATGTTCTACTAGCAGTTGCTGATACTGAATTAGCTGCTACACTTTGTTGTGTATTACTTCCTAATTCAATACCACCTCTTACAGTTGCTGTTGCAGCAGGTAATGAATAATTGTTTGCTGATGAACTAATTACACCTGTTGATGAATCATAAGAGATTACTCCAGTACCTGAAATTTTACCTCTAACATCAGCAGTACTCAATTGTGTATTAGTATCAGTAGCAGAAATTGTTACAACACCGCCAGATTCAACTAGCTCAACATTAGTACCTGCTTCTAATTCTAATACCTCAGTAGCTCCTAGTGTTGATGTAGTTCCACCAGAGTTAGTAGACTTAACTGTTCTAAATGAATTAGCAACTGTAGTGTCACTCCAAGGTACGTTTACTACAGCTTTTCCATTAGAGTCTAATTGTATCCCATATGTTCTACTAGCAGTAGTACTTACACTATTAGCAGCAACAGACTGGTCTGTATCGCTAAATAACTTAATACCACCTCTAGCGCTAGTACTAGCTTCTTGAATATTACTATTTTTATAATTACTATCATCACTGGTAGTAATTACTCGTTTCCAACTTGCCATCAGATGACCTCCTTATGTTTAATTAACTTTTCCATCTTACCTTGAAGCTTTAGTTTTACTTGTAGGGCCAGCTCCAAGAATTTACCTTGATGGACGCCTTCGTCAATCAAACGTAACATGAACCCTACTTCTTTTACATCTAAACCAAGATTAGGCTCTTGTTCTTTTACTGCCTCATCTTGTTTGATTAAATCTTGTTTTCTAATTAGACCCGACATAAAATTCTCCGTCTTTATAATATATTCCACCTTCTACAGCTGTTGGTATTCCAGCTTGTTCTTTTAGCTTTAAAACACCATTATAATCAATAGAAAATTTAATATCATTATCATTAGAAAATTGAGCTAAATTTCCAGAAGTTAGTGCGCTACTAACACTAGCTGAATCAGTTGATTCAAACTCAAATCTTCCATCATTATCAGCATCTGTACCACCTATACCAGCTAAGTCTAGTACTTCTACATCAGCTGTGCCATTGTCATAATATAGCTTATTATCGCTTTTTCTAAATATCAAGCTTGTGTATGCTGTTGATATTACATTATCTGTTAAAAAACCTGCCATAATCCCTCCTATGCTGGTGTAAATGTTGCGTCAATTATACTTACAGGCGTGTAAACACTAGTAGATGTACCTACGGGTTCAAATACTACATTCAATGGGTCTACAGAAGAAAACAAATCTTCTTCTGATAAAGAATGAAAGTAAGAATCGGTTACTTGCTTAAATAATAAATTAGTAAACTCTGATAATTTAAACGAACCAAAGTTTAATCCAGTATATCCTTCAGGCATTAAAAATCCACCGGGTTAATATTAATAGGTTGTCCATTCCGTGCTTGATAGGCAAATCTTTTACCTAACTTTACACCTTTTTCAAATTTTTGATTATAGTATTGAGCAATATCTAATTGACCTTTCTTTTCGTGACCAAGCTGTATAGCTTTATCAACAAGGTACTCATGAAATTGTTCTGGAATATCGCTTCTCTGTGTAAGAAAGTCTGTATCTACAGTATAAGAGCCAGCACTGCCTTTTACACCTGCATTTAAGTATCGTCCACCTACAACTGCTCTATCTTCTACACTTTGACCTTCAAATTTAAAGTGGTCAGCTTTTTTATAATAAAATATATGTACATCTTTTGTACTATCTGATAATGATGTAAACCTATCCTCTTCTGCGTTTTTAGATGAGTCATAATAAGCAAGCCATATAGCTCCTCTTTCAGTCCACCATACGTATTCTGTAATAACTGTACTCATTACTTATATACTCCCATTCTTCCACCTTCACTTATCTGATTTCTAAAATAATCCTTATCTATTCTTGGATTTATACCGGGATTCTTTTTTATTTGTGCATCGTATCCTACAGGTATACCAAATAAACCTCTAGCTCCATGTTGAAATTTTACTACATTAAAAGGGTCTACTGCATGTGACAAAGCATCACCATCTTCTACTGAATGCCCAGCTCTAGTTCCCCTAACAAACTGGTCTACCACACCTATATCATCTTGTTCTACAAAATTACTATAACTATATTTATTAGGATTGTCTCTATCTTCAACAAGGCTTCTAGCTCTAAAAACATCCTGAATCGTAGAGTCATTTACTTCATTTTGATATCTTTCACTAAAATGATGAACCATTGAACCACTCGCATTAGCACCTTTATGAACTCTTTCTCCTTGAAAATCTTTAATAGTCAAATTAGGATTATCATTATGTACTTGATTGTAATAATCCATAGCTCTTTTGTGTCTTCTATATCCACCAAGGTAAGGCATTTTATCTAAAACTGCACCTAATAAGCTTGGCTTATAGTTATAATTCTTTGCGTATTCTAAACCTTGCACTATGTTAAATCCCTTTTAAGTGGGCGTCCAGCGAGTCGCTTTATATTTTTCCCATCGTAATCAACTGAGCGTATCTCTAATATATGGTCAGCAAGTTTATATCCTCGCTGGTTCGCCACAACATCAAATTTATCAGCAGACTCTAATATCTTTGTTCTTGCTGAAAACTCATCTTGAGCTCTGTTTAAAAGCTTCATAGCTTCAACAGTTCCTATATCAGGATGCTGTTGATTAATAATTTCTACCATTTCTTTTAGCTTCATTCTTGCTCCCTTGTCATTCCTTCAAATTGAAACATCAAGTCATATTCTTGAGCTATAATTTGTCTTTGGCTTTGCAACCATTTATAATCTAATGCAAATTGCTGTTGTTCTGCTGTCATTGCAGAAGACTTAGCGCCTGCTAATTCTACATCTTCATCATCTTCTATGTACCATCTAACTTTTTCCCAACCTTGAGATGTTTCAGAAGGATTACTATGACCAGCATCATAACTATCACTTTTTGTAGCTAACGTATCTCTCATGTCCATAAGTTTTTTATCACATAACTTTTTAGCAGCATACAATATTACTGCTCTATACCATTCAGCAGGAAAAGACGCTATGGCTGCAGTAGTTTCACCTGCATTAGTTACAGCACCATATTTTACAACATTAGCTGATGCTGTTGTACCACTACCAAAAGCTGTTTCAGTTGGCATTGCAGCATTAGATGCAACACTAGCTAAATTATCTGAAAAACTAGTGTAGTCATTATTGCTGATAGTCGTAACAAGCTTAAAAGTATTTAATGCTGGTGATGCAGTTCCAGTATTAGTGCTTCTATATATCTTTCTACTTGATATGTTTAACAAGTTTTCTCTAGGTACGTTGTAGATATTAATGCTAGTAGCTGTACCACTTTCTGTTAAGCTTTTAACAGTTGATGGCCCAGTTTCTTTATTATTTTCGTCTACATATGTAAATCTGTAATGATACGTTGCCATTATAAACCTGTACTTATCGTACTATCACCTTTTATTGCTTTAGAAATCTTACCTGATGTAGAGCTCTTTTGACCAGTTTGTGATACTAATTGTTTATTCTGATTTGTAGAGCTTTGACCATCTTGTTCTAATATTACACCGTCAACGGTCTCATCTGATGGAGCTTGAAAGTATGTATCTCCACCCGGTATTACATGAAGAGTCTGATTCATTGTGTAATACACAGGTGCAGTGCTATGGGCATAGTAAATACTATCTGTATCCCAAGCATTAAATCTTTGTTCTGCTTCTATTTCTTTTGCTGTAAAACCTGCTAGGTTAACATCAAGTACCTTAGCCGTAGTAGACAGAGATAACCCTGATGTAGGTACTGCAGTTTCTTCAGAAAATTGTTTTAAAAGCTCAGGCTTAACAGCAGCTATCCTAGATATAACATCTCTAACGCCATCGTTATAAAATTGCTCTAACTCATTAGAATAGCTTGATATTGGCCCAGCTAAAAACTTTACTTGGTCATCAAATGATTTATCAGCCATTATTTAGATTTCTTAGCTTTTGACTTTGTTGCTTTCTTTTTACGAGTATCAGGCTTTGTGCCTTCCCACTCTTTACCGGGTACTGTACTAGTAACTAAGTTACTATTTACTTTTATTTTTGGATTATTCATTTACTACTCCTATTCGTAATACACAACTGCTTTACCAGCAGATAAAGTAACTTTTAAACTAGTTTCAAAAGGAACTGGTTTTTCATACCAAACTGCATTTTTAGCTGCAAAAGCTATGTTAGCAGTATTGTCTTTTATTTCTCCTACTCCTGTTGAACTGCAAGAATATCCCCATAGTAATCCGGGAGCGTTTTTTGCAGTTACTGAAGAAGTTCCAGTAATTTCTTTTGATTTTACTTTCTGTGCGCTAGAAGTTCCGTAAAATGTTTTTTCTATTGCCATTTTAAATTCCTTATTTACGACATGGGGGGCAAAAGCCCCCCAGTCAGTTTAGTTAAGAGGGGTCAGCCCCTATACCAGATATGCTAAAACCAATCCCAGAATTGCTTCCATCACACCAAATTTCAGTTGCTTCATCGATAGCAGAAGTGCCATCAACAGCTGTGTACAGAATACGTACATATTCTGCTTTCTTTGGAATAATAAAAGCCTCAAGAGTATCGTCAGCCATTGCACCAGAAGAAGCATCTCCCTCTGTTGCTTTAGCGTCAATCCAAGTTTGAGAACCTAAGGCTCTACTACTTGGGTCAGCTCCAATACCCCCGATTGAGATAGAAGCAGAGTCCATAGTGTATTGCAATTTTGCAGTTACACCAGTTGATTCATCTGCCTTGGCAAATACCATACCTTTACCTTTAATGGCTAAAGAACTTCCAGCAGTATCAACATTGCTACCAGAAGCAGCTGCTACTGATACTGTTTCAGAAGCTTTTATATAACCATCTGATTTACTATATGCAAATGCCATAACCTACCCCCTTATGAGAATTTAAGTACAGCGTGAGTTTCAGGAAGTTGAATTTCTAAACCAGCTTCGGTTAGAATCATATCTTTTCTTCCATCAACATTATTATTCTGCACATTGGTTATGATATGTGTATCTCTTGAAACACCGTTACCAGCAAGTGGACGATAAGCTACATTAGCCATGTCTACTGCTACACAGTAGTTTTCCCAAGGCCCACGAAGTAGTGGGTCAGCGATAAAATGGAGATTACCAAAGATGGTATTTACCATTGTTACCTGATGTCCAAAAGAACCTTTAATGTTCTGAACATCTAAGCTGTATTGAGAAGAACCAATACTGTTATTCAAGAAAGAACCAGAGCCTAACTTGTTCAAGTAAGAAATAACCTTACGAGAAGCAAGTACAAGCTTGTTTCCAGAGTTACCAGACTCAGGTGCAAAGAAATCCTCCATTGCATCTAAGAAAGCATCATAACCAGAGCTAGCATAGCTCATGTTATAGATTTTACCATACTGCTCAGTATAAGGTATAATACCCCAAGAGCGTCTAGCAGGAGCACCTGAACCTTCAACACCGTTAGATACGGAGTGAGCAGAACCTACACCAAACAACATTGCTTGTTCTAAGTCCATTTTATGCTCAATAAGCTTACCTTGCCATACTCTTTTATACTCATCAGCTTTACCTCTGTAACGAGTAGCCATAGCTGTACCAGAGAACATTGGGCATGCAGTTTTAAAAATCTGAACATATCCTTCTCTGTCGTATAGCTCATCACGCCATCCGTCAGGGTCTGTGCCACCTTCAGCGTAAGCTGAACCAATGACAGCACCTTTTGCATCATCAGCAAATGCAGCATCACCAGCAAATTCAGCTTTTAGCTTTACATCTACTGTGCCAGCACCAGATGTAACAGAAGGAGTAGCATCTACTCTAAATCTCCTTACTGTACCTGATGTATCTTCAATTGCCAATATTTGACCTTTTACAATAAACTCAGGAGCATACTCAGAAGATTGAATGTTACCATGCTTATCATAGTTAACATATATCTTTACTAAGTCGTCACCACTATCGTTTATATAATCACCACTTGCGTAAGTAGCGTTTGCCACTGCTTCACCTAAATTAAAGTTTCTACGTTGCCACTGGTGTCTTTCTTCAAGAAATTTGAATACAGGGTCATCAGTTGGCTTTTTAGCAACTTTAGATAAATAGACGAAGAATGGGCTTTGAGCGGGAGCTAATTCAGCTACCCTTTCACCGAAGTTGAATAGTCGGCGATTACTATTAATTGACAGTCCTTGTGGCGCTTGGCCTGCGGCTGTGCTATTAACGTCTGCACTCATTTGTAACCTCTTTCGTTATTTATGACCTCTAATCCTACCCTTATAGTCCTAAGTCCAAGGGTTTTTAGAATTATAGTCCGTTATTATGTCATCAATTATTGAATCTTCTGGAGTCTGCCTTGTGGCTTCATTAGAAGAGTTCAATACACCCATAGGAGATGGAATACTCTGTGCATTCTTTGTTTGCTGAAACTCAGGGCTCGGTTGAGGTACCTCAGGTTTAGCTTGTGGATTCACATTGTAAGTTCCATTTTCCATTTGATATAATTTCCAAAGATTATCAAGGGATACTGAAGACGGGTCAGACATCTTCTCAATAAAATCAGATACGACATTTTCGTCAGTTACGTTAAAATTACTAGCAATGTGATTTCTAACATCTTGCATAGCTTTTTGACGCTCTTGTTGAGCTTGTACTTCAGCTTGCCTTTTGTTTTCAGCCTCTTGCATTTTTTCACGCTCTGCTTGTAACATAGCTCCTTGGTATTCTACATACAAACGATTATACTCGTCCATATCGTCTCTCCAAGCTTCCATGTCATCAAGATATCTTGCTGATTCTGAGTTTGGGTCTTCATTCGCTTCTACCCTACTAAAACCTCTGGGTTTTTGTGGTTTATCAGGCGCACTTGGAAACTCATCAACTTCTTCTACTGGTTCTGCCTGTGCTTGTTGAGGTACTTGCTGATTCTGATATTGACCAATCAATTGATTTTTCAATTCTTCATTTTGCTTTTGCATCTCAGTAAGCGTATTTTTCATCTTATCAGCTTCTGACTGCCAATATTGATAACGAGTTGTATCATTATCTACTGGCTGTTCTTCAGCTGGTTGTTGAGTTTCTTGGGTTTCACTATTTTCATCTGGGGCCGCTAGAGGTCTTGGCTCTTGGGGTGCCCATATAGAGTCCTGTTCGTTACCACCAAAGATAGCTTCTTCTACAGAGTCCTGAGTATCTACTTCTTGATTATCAATCGGAGGAGTATCTACTAAAGGAGTGTCTATTGTTGTTTGTTCTTGCATTCTTTGTTATCCTGTATGTTTAGGAGTCCTTCTTATTTGTTCTGGACGAAGGAGTGTCCTGTTTCTTGTCCGCCGAAGCCTCCCTGACTTCTTTGGCTATTTGTCCAGTTGCATCGTTAAGTCGTTTTTCAAAGACGGTACCAGCTGCTTTCGCTTTGTTTGACTGGGCGTCTAAATCTGACTTAAATTTTTCTAATTCAGCTTTCTGCTTCGCATGATAAACTTCACGCTCTCTTGTTTGCAGGTCACCTTGTAAATCTTTTATTGTTTCTTGCATTTTTTGGACTTCTTGTTCTAGTTTGCCAATATAATCAGTCCTTTGCATGACGCCTTCTACATCAAATACTTCAGTCTTCTTTAATACCTCTTGTCTATCAATGATTTGATTCTTATATGCGTCCATATATAATTCAAGTTGTGCGTACCTATTTGTTGGTAATGTACTACCAGTTACAACCACAACGTCATAAGCTCCTACCCCTATATCGTTAAAAATCTTAATCTCACCAGTCTTGTCATCAACCATTCTTTTGTTAATCATGTACTCAGACATGGTCTGATTAGGATTAATTAATCTAAAAACTTTTTCTGACTTATACAACTGTTGAGCCATAGGAATTGCAACTTCTCCAGCTCTTTTTAAACCAGCCTCAATATCCATTAATTTAGACCGTATCTTCCGTTGCCCAAACTCATCAAGAGACACGGTTGCCTTATAGGTATGCGGCGCAACAGAAGAATTACCCATCATTAACTCGTATAAGCCTAACTGGTGGTCGATATCATTCTTCGCTGTGTTCTCATTTTGGTATAATTCGTTAGGCAACGGAGTCGGTTGCACTGGCTGAGGGGCACCTTGGTCGAAATCGACCTCAATGGCTACTCCCGGTTGGGCCCATTTTTGCTCAAACTCCCTCATGTCTACACTACCTGATGGTACTAGTATCTTTACGTTGGTACTAGTTGTTGCATGAGCAATTATAAGGCTTCTAGTTTTGTTGATGTATTCTTGCATACCCTTAACCATTCGCACATCACCGATAGGATAAGGTGTTCTAGTGTGTTGATTCATAAACAAGACAATAGGATATTTATCGGTAGGAAGAATCCTGCCATAAAGATACTTGTCTCCAATGATTACACACATTTTAATTCTTTCTTGATTGACTTTTACCACATCAATAAGACCTTCCATAATTAACTGGTCTTTATCTATTTGTTCTATAGATGGTGGTTGCAACTGCTCCATTTGAGCATTAAAATTATTTTGAGCTTGTTCAGCTTCTTGTTCTTGTTGTTTTCTTAAATCTTGTAATTGGAGTTCCATTCTTTCAGGAACCATTTCACCCATTTGTACTTGTTCTGCAAGCTTTTGCTGCATTTCTACATATTGAACACTATGTTCTTGACCCATTCTAGCTAAAGCATACTCTCCTTCAGATTGTATCTTTTCTAATTGTAACTCATACTCTCTTTCATATTTTTGAGATTCTTGCTCTACAATGCTTGCATCCTCTACAACTTGTCCGTTTATTTTCCAGACTGTAGTTTGCTTATATTCTTCATAAGCTCCGGTAGATTCTTCTAATAAATGTTCTTTACCACTATATTTTTCATACACCCTATATAAATTGACTTGCACCTTCATATATCTTTCATAGCCACGAACATACTCGTCACTTTCACCAAAGCCAACCATTCTTGTATGTGTTTGTGTATCTTCAGGAAAAATTAGCTCACCATCGTCTTCTCTAGATGTAGTTGGTCTATCTGTATACTGGTCTGACTCAGCTGCTTGAATTGCATCAGAATACATAGGATACATCTTCATTGCTTGGTCTCTTGTATACATTCTTGATATAATAATGCTATTTGCATCATCGCCAAATCTATCTCTAGCATTTGGGTCTATATAAATATCAAGAGGGTCAATGTCCTTCATGCAGACTTCACCCTTACCACTATCTTTAGTTGGGTCTTGATATACAAGAAGAGCACCAAGCCCAGTAACATAATAGTCATCTACTACATTTCTCAATGCAGTGTCACCATCGCTAATTTGCCAGATATATTCTAACAAACCATTGAGTACTTGTGCTATTTTGTTATCACTATCTTCACGAGGAGAGACTCGAAATGAAGGTCTTTTTGAGGTTAATAGTGCTTTAGCAGACTCAACTGCGGGGTGTATGCGATTGACCACAACTGGTGCTTGGCCTCGCTCTTCTAATACTCTTCTTTGTTCAGCAGACCATTGTCTACCTAATCTAAATTCTCTATCTTCTTGTGCGTGAATAGCCCATGTGTCTCTTTTATTTGAGTACATACGGAACACATCGTGTGTTTCATCAACAAGTTTCTTGTATTCTTCATCCGTTGCCGGTTCTTTATATACTTCTATCATAACCTCAAAAAGTTGTATTCGTCCAATCCAATATACATATTACATTGTCAACCAGTCAAGTACTGATGTATAATTTTTTTTCTCTGCTTTTGGGTCAAAATCATTACGAGGTATACGACAAGGTTTATGGCCATCAAGTGCATAATATATAGCATCCATGATGTCATCATGCTTTCCTTTTGGATAAGAAAGAAACTCTTGCTGTGCTGGTAAATCTTTTGGTCTAAAGTGAAACTCTCCCTTTGCAAGCATTGGAACTAACGATATTAATCTTTCGGATTTCTTACTCCGTGGCTTTATGCCTTTTTCTAAACCCGGTATATATAAGTTTTGTTCCAACATTTGTTTTCTTACTGCTTGTCTTAATGCTTCTTGATACCCTGTTGTTTCAACTTTCATTCTTTTAGGTCTATATTTTTTAAAAGTTTCGATAATAGTCTCCGGCTGCATAGCTGGATTAATCTTATCCCGAAATAAATCAACAATATACTTGTTACCATCAGAATCAACAGCAATCGTGGCAATAACAAAAAAGTCAGAACGAGCATTGAGTGAAGAAGCTGGGTCAATGCCTGAATAGAGTTCCACCGGTATAATCTCTTTTTGTCCATCTATTGTCCTTACTAGGCAAGATTGCCCATTTATTCGTTCATGAGAATAATGATGTAATTTAATATACTCTGGTTTAAAAGGTGCATTGTCTGGAGCTTGTGCTTCATTCATATATTCCTGAAAGAAACCATTTAAATTACCTACTCCTTCGAACTCTGCTTTTATCTGGTCTATTCTAGACATAGGGAACCTAGACTCCCATATACTATTTCCATCCTCATTTATAATAGAATACCAAAGAACCTTCCATGCAGGAGACTCTTTTGCCCAATATAAGAAACAATCTTCAGATATAACAGTGCCAATCATTACAATACGGCCATCATCTGATAAAGATGGGATAACAGCTTCGGTCATCCACTTACGATTCTTAGCTCTAGCTTCTGGTGTAGCTGCGTTTAGCTCAGACTCGAAGTCATCAACAATAATAAGATTAGGACGAGTATCGCCCTCAATAAAGCCACGAACCCTTTGTCCTGTCCCAACAGCAATTATTCTTGTTCCATTTGCAAGGATGATGTCATTTCCAGTCCATCTTTTAGCTGTGCTAGGGCCCATGTCTCCGAAGAGTCTTCTGTAAGTAGACGAATTTTCGAGATGGTATTTAATCCTTGATAAAAAGTTAATCGATTGCGTTTGGCTTTCGGAAATAATAACAATAAACAGGTCTTCGTCTTGTGGTTTGAATGCAGCACGCCAGAGAGGTAGTATTAATGAAGAAACAGTAGACTTAGCAGTACCACGAGGGGCAGCAACCAATACTCTTGGAACCCTCGGATTCTGTAAATTCTTATATACTTCAGTGTGAAAAGGTGGTATGTCAGATTTGAGTGCTGTTGGGAAACAAATCTTACCAAAGAGTCCCATAGATTCATAGAATTTTTTAAGAGTCTGTTGTAGCTCATATTGTGCTTCATAATCCATACTTCTGTTTTTTCTTATTCAGCAATCTCTTTGCTGCCTTCTTCCTTGGATTTGGTTTCTTCCTTACCTTGTTCTTGCGTCTGTGATTGGTGTGGCTCAACTTTTACCTCCGTTTGTTTAGCAAATAACTTACGTTCTTCTTCTCTTATATCATCTATAAGCCTAGCTGTTTCTACAGCTTCTAAAGATTGTGTAGTAACAGTCTTTTGCTTTTCGTTCATACCGTGTAAATCCATAAGTTTTTCAGATGCTCTCATTAAATTAGTAACATCCTTCTTTTCTTTTGCCATTACTATAGTCTCATTTAATAACTCCATTGTTTTATCAGGAGTCAAATCATGAGATAATAATAGTTTTTGCAACTCTTCTCTAACCATTGACTTAAAAACCTCCGATTTCATGTGGCGTTTCCATTTTCTATTCTCTGCTGGGGTTGTTGAACCCAACGCCATATCTATTGATAAATTATAATCCATTGTTTGAGCATAAGCCATTGCAAGATTCTTCATCTTATCTTGACCTGCTCTTACTTCTAACTGTGACTTACCACTTAATGTATGTGGTGTCTTACGTCCTTGTGCGTTTAATTTAGTATTTTTATACTTAGGTTGGAACATATGATACCCCCAAGGAAACCTCAAGTATATACTATCACTACCTGAGGCTTTGTGGGGATACGTTTTTTTAGAAATAACTAAAGCTACTATACCATCATCAGACAAGGCATACTCGCCTTCATCTACTTCTTTCCAATGCTTATATGGAATATTAGATTGTTTAGCTTCTTCTTTGGTGTAGATACTATACCACACCTTACCCTTTTTGTGGTTAACGGGTATTTGATACATTAGTCCTGTATTTCAAAGTGTACTAAATCATCAAAGCCATTATCTTTTGTAGTTCTTTGCTCTCTGCCAGCCATAACGTCTTTATCAAGACTAGGGGACGACCAGTCGCCTCCCCATCTAACATTGACGCCTAACTTAGCAGCTATACCCAATACAAATCCTCCTAGATAATGAAAATCATCTCTTGATTCCCAATCTATAGGATACGGAGCTATATCTACAGCTTTACCCTGTACATGTTTACCAAACTTAGTCTTACTCTTACCCTGTTTTACAAGTTCGTTCTGTCTTTCTTGACTACGAAGTCCTTCTATAACAGTAATATCAAAGTATTTTACTACTTCATTAAGAACGCTAACTAGTCTAGCATCTACTCCTTTGAGTCTTTCTCTACTTCTTCTACCGAATTTTGGCATTAGTACTTCTTTTTTGTCCTAACCATCTTTTTACCAGACTTCTTAGCAGCCTGTTTGGCTTTTTTTACGGACTTATACATTTTCTTTCCTACTTTTGGC